TGATTATCTTTAACATATGAATATTTAATCTTGTCTTCAAATTCAATCCAATCTTTTTCCGTAATTACTTTTTTAAGAAGTAATTGCGTCTTTAAAAGGTCATTAAATAGATGATTGAATTTTTTTCTAATTCTTGTAATAAACTTTGTAAATTTAATTTCATCACGACTAATCTCTGTTGCTCTGCCTAATTGAAATCCTGATTCAGGATTCATTCTTGTCAAAGGAACATTTAATGCTTGATATACTTTTCTTCTAAAGTATTCAATGTCATCAATCTCACCTAAATTCTGTCCTCCTGGCAATGTTGTAACTTCAGTTCCTTTACCACCTTCTCTTCGTGGTAACCAGAAGTCTTCTAACATTGCTTGATGTTTCTTATCATCACGCACTTCACCGCTATTTGCATCGTAGACTAATTTGCTACGATAACGATTCATAACATCTTTTAAGTATTGTTCTGCTTTTGTTTTTGGAAGATTACCAACATCGATATAGAAAATTCTTCTTTCTGGCGCTCTAGAAATTCTGTAAATAACCAGAGCATCTTCAATGTATGATAACTGATTGACAGGTTTAATCGCTTTATGTAGATATGAAAGAACTAGATTTGATTGCATGTCTAGTAAACCACTAGGCACGAAACATACAGAATCCGTTGTCAATTTAATGTCATTAATTCCTGGTTGCGTTTGTTGTGCTTGTGCTCCTTGTGGAGATTCACTATAAACATAATACTCTGAACCTTGTTCATATACAGTATTATTGTTTTTATCAACCTTCTTTTCTACTTCTTTAATTTTTTTAATCTTACGAGGGTCAATAAGTCTCAATTCTAAAATGCCATCTTTTAAACTAGCATTATTAACTACCTTATGAAGATAAAGTCTTCCGTCAATATACCATCTGCGGAAAAGTTCATAACCTCTCTGGTCAAAATTTAGTAAAGTATAAAGAGTATCAAACTCCGCATGAATTTTCTTCTTGATTGCGTCTGATACTTTTAACTCATCTAAATTTAACGCTACTGCTTTTTTATCTTCATCAAATACAATAGTTTCATTTGCAATGTCCTCAACTGCGCTATCGCATTCGGGATACATTGAAATTTCACGATATTTTCTAATTAAGTCAGATTCATTACGATAGATGTTGTCGAACCCAAGATATGTTCCATAAAATCCTGAAGCATTACCTAAAATCGCACCATCATCAGGCGTAGGCAATACTACTGATTGCCCTAGCGCCTTATTCTCTTTACCAATGGTAAAACCAAATAAATTCAATGCCATAGTCTATTCCAAAAAAAGATTAATCAGATTAGATTAATCCGCCGCCTGTTGCTAGGCCAGCGATATCTAATGTTGTAATACCACCTAAACCACCAATTGCTTCGAATGATTGATATGTAAACTCGCAAGTGAATTCTGCTACTTGGTCGTTTGTTCCGAAATCAAGTGCCATTTCACCCAAGTTTGTTGGGTATGAATCACGCAACAAATATGTTTTCAAAACGCTATCATTTCTATCTAATTGCTGAACAATAATGTCAGCCATGTATGATGATGGGTTTATGAATCCACGATTTGATGATGTGCTGTTGATACCATTCTGCCAAAACTCTAGTGCGTTTCTAATATTGAAATTAGAATCTGCTAGAATTGTTGTTGTCCATGGTGCAAATGTTCTTTCGCCAGCCAAGTTAACTTGACGCCCACGAAATTGAACTGGTGTGTTACCAATCGTTCCACCAGGAAGAGCTGCACCCTTACATAAAAATTGTGCATCTCTTGCCGCTAGAAGACCAGGACCAATCCATAATGGAAATGTCAAGAATACTCTAAACTGGTTAGGACGAACACCACCACCAGTCAATCTATTTTTAAATTCTGTAATTGACGCCATGTTTTATCTCCTAACTATTTTACTTTTTAAACTGTTGTCTTTGTACCAGCGGCAGTTCCTTGACCAGCACTAATTGTTAACACAGCAGCCTCGCTACCTGATGTTTCTACAATTGTACCACCTGCTAGAGTGATTGACTGAGCGGCAACGCTCAATGTGTCTCCAGCCGCTGGAACTGTAAATTCAAATGTAAGAACAGTCTTAGCGGCATTTTGTGATGCATATGTCGCTGTTACTGCACCTGCAACTGAACCAGTTACAACCAAGGTTGGGTTGCCTGTAACATTAACTTTTTCGTTAAACTCAATCTTAACGCTCTTAGTTGTTCCTGCTGTATATGTTCCTGTGCTGAACGAAACTTTGCTAATTGAAGCATAGCCAAGTTTTGTTGTTGATGAACCAGAACCTTCTAGGTCACGAATTGCTACTATAACTTCTTCCAAACCTGTATCTGGATTACGATAAACCCAACCAGATTGAGTGGCAAAAGTATTTTCTTTTTGAGCATCTGTTAACCATTTTGGTTTGCTCTCATTTGTTGTTGTTGCACCCCATGCGGACATTTTTATTCTCCTTATTAACTGTTATTAAGCACCAGCAACTTCGCTAAACGAAACGCCTGTGCGTGTTGCAATGAAGGACAATGTGATGAAGTTAATTGAACGAGCAGGTTTAATGAAGATATCTGCAACAAACTCATTTCTATCAATTACTTCGCCAGTGTTATTTGATTCATCACAAACAACTTTAAAGTCTGTGATACCACGGCGTCCTTGAACATCACGCAAGAATGGTTCAACTAAGTTTTTGAACTGCGCTCTTGTGAAGTCATCGTTAAATTCAAACAATTGATATTTTGATGCAGTAGCAATTGCTTTTTCTAATACAATAAACAATCTGCGGACATTGATTCTGTCAAATGCAGATGGTTTAGACAATAAAGTTTTATCGCCAAACAACACAATGCCTTGACCAGGGAAATTTACAACAGGGTTAATGCCTGCCTTGTAAAGTGTGTCACGGTCAGTCTTGTCTGGTGTGTATGCTAGTTTAATAACATTCTTAATTTGACCACGATTTAGACCAGCAGGTGAGAACCATGGGTCATTTGTGTTATCTGTTCTTACGCATAGGCCAGCAACATCGCCGTTTAATGGTACCCAACGATACACATCGTTATAACGGTCATACTGATATTTCCAACCAGAATCAATTACTGCGTATGAAGAACTAATGTTTGTTGTGTTACGCTCTGTAACAACTGCTGTTGCTTTTTCTGTTCCAGAGTTAACAGCACTTAATGTTGGTGAATAGAATACCATGCAATCTTTTCTGTATTCTGCAACATTTTCTGTTACCCATTTAGCAACTGCGCCTGTCGCAGGTCCAACAGGAATTAGAGATACATCATACAATTCGTCATTTCTAAACAATGCATAACCGGTTTGTAATTCTCCGTCTGTTGGAGCATTATCATCTAAACCGTTTACTAATTGATAGTATGCTGGAACTACACCCGCTGGTGTGAAGTTAAATGTTGAAACGGCGGTTGCTGTTCCTTCTGTAGCATCAACACCTGTTGGTGTTCCGTATACAAATACCCATTGAGAATTGCTGTTAATTACATCTCTCCAATAGTTATTTGAACCGTCTGATTTTTTGTTATCTGAAGCAATTGAAAGACCAGAATATTTTTCTAGCACTTGGTCAATTGTTCCTGTAATAGCACCTTTTTCATCACAAACAACAAGGTGAATCTCATCATCTTGTCCACCAACTGAGGTAGAGTATGATGTTGTTCCTGGAGCAGAATCAAACTCATCAGCATATCCCCATCTACGATTAACTGCTGTTGTAGATGCAACTGCCGCTTCTAATCCTGTATTTACTGTGCCTGCTTTACGAATTGTCAATACATGTGTTCCAGCATTTTTATCTGTAACTTCGTATGAAACTGTATCTGTGCCAAATTTCAACAAGTCACCAATAACAATATTTACTGAAGATGCTACTGTAACAGTTGTTGCACCCACAACAGCATTTGTTGAAACTGTAGTTACCGCACTTGTTGAGAATTGTGTTGCTGAAGAGCAAACTGATACTCTTAGGGAATTGCCTAGAGTGCCAGGGCATCTTGCAATAAAAGGACCTACAGGAGTTAAAACTCCAGCATTTTTAGATTCAAAGTCTGTTTTGTTTTTAACTAAAAGTCCTGCGCCGGTTGATACTGCGTTTAAATGACCGGAAGCGGCACGAACAACCTGCAAATTATTACCATATGATAGGAAGTTTGCGGCAGTAAAGAAGTATTGTGCAGTATTAGCATCAGGTTTACCAAAGACAGAAGCCAATTCATTTTCAGATGAAATTGTCGTTACTTCTTCTACTGGACCCCATCTAAAAGAACCAACAAATGCACCAGCAGTTGTAGCAACAGCAGGAACAACATTAGTTAGGTCTTTTTCTTGGACTAATACTCCAGGTGAAAGTTGAAAAGCCATGTTTTTTTCTCCTTGAGATAATTATTTTTTATTTAAGGTCAATCAATTCTTGTTGAATATTTATAAATTATAAAAATTACGCTTTCACCAACCAAGAATCATCTACTGACCACACAACTCCTTCGTCATCAACGAATTTGTCTTCCATATTGTCTGTAGGAAGAAAACCGACCGGTAACATATCTTCTTCAATTGCTTTCAGTCTTTCGTCTTCCAATTTTTTACGAACATCTGTGTCTGTCAAATCTCTAAAGTAAGGTTGTGTTGTTGCCCAACTAAAAAGAACCATACACATTGCCAAGTCATCATTTTGTCCTTCTTCTGCCTCAAATGAACTTTTTCTTTGAACAAAGGTTGAAAGTTCATTGATGCTGTCAAAATCAGTAACTAATAATTTATCATCTTCAATTAATGATTTAAGAGTTAAACAACCAATTCGTTTAACTTGTCCTGTAGTTCTAACACCAGTTTGAATTCTTGATGCAAAACCTGAACCCATAACTTGTCCCGCACGACCTTTTGATGCTGAAGTAATTACATTTTCATACTCTAATTCTTGAGTAAGTATGTCAGCAATTTGTTGTCCATTATCATTAATTTCAATCAGCACAAAGGCATTATTATATGTTTCGGCAACTCTTTTAATTATATTTGGGTATAATAAAGGTGACAACTCATTATTTCTATATCTCGCCACAACCTTATAAGGAATGGTTGTAACATCATAAACTAAAAATGCGTGATAGTCATTTCCAATCCCTCTGGAAGTATCAGCAACCATAAAGTAATATCTATTGTTTTCGGGTTTTTCATATAATGCTAATCCATCTTTTTCGTGCATTGGCAATTCATGCGCCAATACAGCGAGTTTTGATGGTGAGATTAGTGTGTTAGCAGAACCTAAAAACTCACACTCAAATTCTTGTCTCCATTGGTCTACGGATGTGTTTTTGATAGTTTCTTCTTTAAACTTCTCATCACGACCAGGAATATCATTCCATCTAACTTCGATTGGAATATATGATGAACGCTTTTGTGTCGATTCCATCCACATCTTATAAAACATGTTCATGCCGTTTGGTGTTGAAACAATCATTACTTTTGTATTCTTACCAGCAGTAATTGTTGGATATGTCGAACGCCAAAATGCTTCAGCAAGATTAAATGGAACGAAAGCAAACTCATCTAAGAATACTAGATTATATGAACCACCACGAACACCGCTTGACGATGTTGATGCCGCAATAATCTTTGATTTGTTCTCTAATTCAATGGATTTTTTATTCCAAGAAATAATACCTTGTTGCATCCACAAAGGAAGATATTCATACGCTAACTGTAATTTATAGAGAATTGATTGAGCCAAATCTCCTTTGTTAGCAAGAATAGCAATACTTTGCTCCGCCTGAAAAAGAACATACCAAAGAATATAACCAACAATTGCTGTAGTTTTACCCGACTGTCTTGGAACTTTGCAAATAGTAAATCGATTAGTGTGACAAATATCAATCATTTTTGTCTGCCAATCATACATGTTAAATGGCGACAAACCTTCGTCTAGTGTTACAATTTTTACATAATTCTTGATAAAATAAATTGGGTCCTCAGAACATTTTGTATATTCTTGTAACTGTTCTGGAGTAAAATCAATCTTAACATTAGTTTTTTTAAGATTAGGGTTACCAAGATAATTAGTTTGTTTAGTCATTTGACTTTTTCATGTCTTTCAATAATTTTTGCAATTCAGTAGTGCTACCAACAAAAAGAGCATTAGTAACATTTTTAGGAGAACTTTCATTCTCACTCATTTGTTCTAACTCTTTCATGCCTTTTTGTAATTTTAATAATTCGCCAGTAACATCTGATACTGCTTTAATTAATTGTCCAGCAACTTCATAACTTCTAGCACTTTCAGATTCTTTTGCCAAATTTAAAATTCCTTCAATTGCTTCATTACCTTTATTAATTAACTTTTTAAAATTATCTCTTGCCTGCTCATAATCATCCTGAGCATCGTCACCAGAAGAAATTGTAGAAGAATTTGAACCGGTAGTAAGAACTACTTCAGATGCTACTTCTGGTTTTTGTGTTTTAACTTCTTTTATCATTCCATCCGATATATCAAGAATTTCATTCATCTTATCAAAAAATTTTTCACCCATTTTAATACTCCGTTATAGTCTCCGTAAATCCAAAATCATCATCTGCATTCGAATTTGTTGGATTAGGTTCAACCACATAAGTTTGCAAATCTTTATTAGTATCAATATTAATCGTATTTGCGGTAACTTTTTTAATAATTCCTTGATTATTAACTTTACCATAAAAGTTAAGTTTCATAGTAAAACTTAGTGTCCAAATAACACTTCTTCTTGCCGCATATTCACCTTCATAATCATCTTCATATGAAATGTTGTTGAGAATAATAGGTATATCATCTTTGATACTCATCTCAGGAACAACATTTGAGGTTACTGTATACGCTGGAGTAAAAAAAGGTAAAATTTGTTCTACAATTTGTAGACCATCTTCTTGTGTTTTAACGAGAACAAATAAACTAATGTCTAGATTATATGGAACAGCATTATAAACTTTTTTCATTGTGCTTGGATTGTCCGGGTCTGTCACCTTAGTAAGATTGAAAGTGTTCATCTTTCTTGTGGCATCATAAGTCAACCCTGTCATTTCAAAACCCATTCGTGGCAAAGTAATTGCCACAGATGTTGGGTCTGCTTCAGGATTATTTTCTAAAACACGAACCAAAAACTTTTGTTTAGGCCCATACGCTAAAGGAACTTTTTCAATAGCAACAACTGTTCCTTGTGAATTTTTTCTTTTAATATACACATCGTTAAAAAGAGAACCAAAAGCAATAATTGCTTTTCGAATATGTTCGTGATAAAAGTAATTTACTGTAGACATTATCTAGCCCCTAAATCGCCAAATGGATTTCTAACTGTGAAATCAAGAATCTGTTCTGCTTCACGCAAGAAGTCTGTATTTTGAGCAATAGGTTCAATAGTTCCTGTTGCATCAGACATTAATTCATCTCCAAGATTGAATGATTCTAGAATAAATGAATCGCCATTTTCTTGACGAAGAACATCTCCCGATTCCAAAATAATTTGATAATCGAAAAGATTTCTTGATGGAGAGTCTGCTGGCAAAACAGCATCAATAGCGTTAACGCCAGTATTAATACTATCACCAGCATTGTGAACATATAATTCTACATCTAGGCGATAAGTGTAAAGTTTATGTGCTTGATAGAAAACATCTTTAGTTTCTACAAACTTAATTTCAAACAATGCGTTAGTTAATGGAAAGAAAATTAAATCACCTTCGGCAGGCCTTCTTCCTTTAGTTACACTTTTTTGATGAACTCCAACTTCAGTTTGCCATCTTGATTTTAGAACAACAAGACTTGCTGTGTTACGAATATCAAGACCAAACTTTGTCATCAAGTCACCTTCACCTTCATATCCTGTAACTTGATTAAAATACATTTCAATTGGATATGCAAATTCAAATTTAGAGTATTCATCTTCTCCAAGAATCTCATCTACATTAACCATTTCTCTAGGCATATAATACACTTCATGACCATAAATTTTTACGGCCTCTGTATATAAATTTTCGATAAGATTTTGTTCTAGTGCAATACCAGAACTTAGACCACCGCCCGAAGAAAAATAAGGATTTAATGCCATTTTAACCTACCATGAAGTCTACTGGTAACTCATATCGGTTTTGCATTTCCTCTTCTATTTTTTTACATTCCTCGTCTGCTTGTTGATAAATGTCGCCGCCGTTTAGCGTAACACCGCCTGGCATTGTGATGCCTACAAACTTACTTAAATTTGCGCCCCATTGTCTTTTAATTAATGCAGTTAGATAACGCTTTAAAAACATGTCGTTATATAATTGTGGAGCGTCTGCTGGATTTAAAATTTTATACGCTTCAACCATAATATATTCATCTGGTCTTGCTATGTCATTCCAATCAATGTCCAAGTATAATTTGTCCGTATTTCTATTGTAACGGAATAGCATATCGCTAGTTAATTGAAAATCAATCAACGCTAATTGTTTCTGAACCATATCATAATACAGAATATTTGAATTTGTCATATCAAAAACAGAATTCATTCTGAATTGATATTGGAAACTAAAAATATCGTTTTCTGTAGTTTCAGAAAAATTGAAAATCTTAATGATGCCAATAATGCTATCATTAACCGGAATATACTTGTTTGATATGTCTCCGAGAGTAATTGCGGAGATAGTTGATGTTACTGCGCCGTTAGATACAACATCGTTAACAGCAAATGTTCCAAAGTCTCTAACAATTCTGATTGTCGTTGCTGACGGAACATCATAGACAACACCATAAACATCCTTTTGAGCAGTAGTCTTATAGACTATATTTCCTGCCGTGAATGAATGGGCTGCGCTGAATGTGATTGTGGTGGCCGTTATTTTGTGCTTTAAAAGAACTCTCTCAACACCATCGTAGTGATATTCTTGATAGAATTGTAATGCTTCATCAATTCTGTCTTCTACTTGGTCGTCACTTACATTTATGTCAATAACACCTTTTCCAAGGCGTCTTAAACAATATTCTTTTAGCGTGGCTCTGCTGGTAGGATTCGCCATTTGAAATCTCCGAAATATTTTCTACTATTTATATATTTCGGAGAAGGTTGATTTTTTAGATTTTTAGAGTCACCATGATTTTGCCGTGTTCTAGCGAATTTGCTTCCATTGCAATTGCCACCACATCAGCAGGAGATGCACCGTTGTTTGATGATAATTTTCCATGTGAATCGTTTAGAACTAACAAATCGCCTTTTGATACAGAACCACGAACAAGTGCAAAGCACTTACCTATCATAGCAATATATGGTGATGTTGTTCTATCTAAAGCATATACAATCCCAAGAACTCTACCTCTTTCGCTAGATGCAGAACCTTGAGTTGCAATAATTTCGTAAGCGCCGCTAGTTGTTAATCGAACAACCGTTCCTTCTTCTAATAAAAGTGCGGGGTCTACCGTATATCTTTCTGCAAAATCTGAAATGTCACGCTTAATTGTTCTTGCCATTTTACTTCCTTAAATTGTTTGTTCGTTTTCTAAATGTCTCTCTGACAATCTAAAATCTTTAACTACTGGATGGACAATACCCATCTTAATCAATTCAGGAACATTAGAACCACAAGGAATACAATCAGGCGCTAAAATTTCACCATCTATATCTCTTAGTGCGTGAATACAAAACGCAACCGTATTGTCTTCAAGTGCTTCTAATTCATGTAACTGCTCAGCTTTAATAAAAATATGTTTTGGTGCTTCAAAAACACTTTCCTGACCATCAATTGTAATCTTTAATTTTCCAGATGTTAATAAGGTGATATGGTCAAATTGATGCGAATGACCAACTTCAACATCACCTTTTTTAAAAATCATCATTCTAGAAAAAATATTTCCAGCACTTGCAATTTCAATGTTTGGATAACTCATAATATTCCTAAGATAATATTAACTTACTTGTGCAGAATCATTTCCTGGAGTAGAGTTAACTTGTCCGCTCATCAAAGCAACTTCTTCAATATATTGCTCAACAGTCTTATAAAAATCTGCTGG